TTCTTTGCGCTACTTGCTGAGAGAGTTGACCTGCTAACGCAGCATCCTCTCTAGCTGCATCTATTAGGCTCGTATCGTTCTGAGCTTGCTCAATGAGATCTTCCTCGAACTGCCTGTAGTTATTTACATAGTCCTGATACTCACCACGAGTGATATCTGCATAGGCTTGGTCTGGATCATCCACCCTCGGCAGGTCGTTAGTGCCGTAGGTGTTAGCTCCCGCAGCAATCCCTGTCGTGCCTAAACTGCGGGACTCATCGTTGACGATGTTATTACCCATCAACCCTACTCGACCGAACGTGCCCATAAAGGGATTTGCGTTTGGATAGATCATATTCGCATTCCTTGCGTCTGCCCCATCGCATCAAAGAAGTTAGTGATCCCCGTCTTACCCTTTTTATCTGCGTACTTATAAATTGCAGCACCACCTATCTGCCCCAAAGCACCAGTCAGTGCAGACCTTTCTTCCTGCTTGGCTCTAGCTCTATTCAATGCTTCGGACGTTGCTAACCGCGAGGCTTCAGCCATCCCAGTTTGAGCATCTGCTGCTTGACCACGAGCAACCCCCAGTACGTTGGTTCGCATCTGGTTTTGGATGTCTTTACCACTCTTGCTGGCAATCCCAAGCTGACCTGAAATAGCCTGAGACATATCTGAGCTGGCTGTAGGCACCTGAGTCGCTTGGTAGCTAGGCGCACTCAACGCCTGCATTGTGTCTGCATTCGCTCTCGCCCGAAGAACCTTCGAGGGATCTTCTTGCATCGACTGATCGCGCATTTGCTGGAGAAGCGGATCGTACCGATCTTTGAAATACTGATACTCAGCCATCGCTACCGAAGCACTAGCTCGCTCGGCGTCAGTAGGCTCGTAATCTTGTTTTTTAGGACTTGATCCCATTACACATCCCTCGTAAAGACGATGTGGTCTAGTAACCAACCATCGCTTTCTAAGTAATCAATCATCTGCCTTACCGCAGATCTCACTTCCATCTTCTGCAACCCTGCTTCCCTTGCCTTAGCCTCGAAGAAAGGGAGGTAATAAGCTGCTTTCTTTTCTCCTCGGTTTCTTGCCCAAGCAAGCCAAACCAAAAGTGTTCTGTCGTTCGTATGCTGATCGACCTCTACTGTTGTAACCACAAAACCTTCGCTGGTAATCCACAAGAGCGCCTGTCCTGACAGGCAAGCCGCGTAAACATCTTCGGCTCGGTAAGTGAGCTGGGGAGTCCCCTCTAGGATCTCCCGCACTCCCTTGGATACCCAATCCCATTCTTTGCGGATATCTGCTAGATATGGATCACCCCCTTGAGTAGCGGTTTCGTGTGAATCGGTACGGTTTATGTATTCCTCCATAAGTCACTTTCCTAGATACACGTACATCTGCCTGTCTTGCCTTACGCTCTGCGTAAACCAGACCCTCATTAAAAAGCGCCGCATAGACCTGCGCTCCAGCAAAATCTGTCCACTCCTTGCTAGGTAGTCGCAGCAATCGGAACAAGGCACCGTTAACTATGGTGTCTCGGTGATCAGACATAACGTCGTCATCACACGCAGTCGATCCATGCGTCGGCTTTAATACGGCACGTACAATCGTTGAACTGACCTTCGTCTCAGATGGGACGGGGACCATCCAGAAAGTAGTCGAGGTCTGCTTAACGAAATACTTGGGGGTGCCGTAATAGTTTGAGTCGCGCCACTTAGGTTCGCGCTGCTCCAGCAACGCAGTAGTGATCGCTTCGATCTCGTTCCCTTCGTGTGTCACCCACAGAATCTTGCAGACCGTTGTCTGCGAGGGGGCTTCGAGGTCGTACTCGTAAATGTTTGCAACTGTAGTTACTGGGTCGAGTTCCTGCTGATAGACCTCGGTCTTGTCGCACAACTCAATAACCGCAGAACGAATGCTGTTCTCGATTAAAGTGTCGGGACAACCAGGGACCATCGGAATGATCTCAGGCAGTAACGACTCATAAGTGGTAGCCATTTAGTTACCCCACTTGTGCGCCAGTAACGTTTCCTTGCGGCCCCATGTCTGCGTTGGGGCTGGTTATGATGTCGATCTGACCTTTACCAGTAACGCTGTTAATAAACAGGTTGTAGTGAGTGCTTGCTCGCTGGGCGTTACCTGCGTATTCGGCGTCCTTGGTGTATGCACGGAAGAGTGCGTAATCTGCTACCGCGTTCGCGTAGATATCAGGGACATCCAAATTGGTGTTGTCGCCAGTCAAACCAACAGTAATCGGGTTAGATGAGTAGACAATCTCTAGGTATGCACTACCCGAAACACCGGGGTACACATAAAAGTTACGGGGGTTAGACTCATCGTAGACATAGTGCTTGACCGTGGTCCCGTGAGAAGCGTCCCCAGAAACAGTAGGGTCGTGCCAATTGGGTGTCTGTGCATCGAGTACCTCTCGGCTCACCAATCTAACTGCCCTGCCACCAGTGCCATTTGAGGCCGCTGACATATTACGAACAACGCGAAGTAACCTGTTCCCGCCTGTAGGGATTGCTTGTTTCGTACCCGTAGACAAAGTTACAGTCTCATTCTTTGCGCTGGCATCAGGCTTGAGCAGTGCTATCTCTCGCTGGGCGTCGTTCACCCACAAAACCAACTCATCAGTTACAGGCCAACGGATACCAGTGGTGTCCTGTAATGTTGTTTGGACCCTATCAATCACGCTTTGGACAGTAACTGCCATTTATCTACCCTCTATGAATTAAGAACCTGCTCCCAGGCTGCGTCTCTTTCTTCACTAGAAACTGCACGGCCCATGAGCTTGTTCACTACCTGCGCTTTAGGAGCGCCATCGGCTTTAAAATTTTCTGGATCACCGTCTTCGATTAGCCCTTCCAGACAATCGATCAAGTCTTGATCCGTTAGTTGTATTTCAATCTCTTCAACAACTTCGGGTTCGTCTTCGACTACTACCTCAGTTTGTATCGGGGCATCCCCGACCTGCTTGGCTCCCATCTGAATAGCAAGGAGACCAATCTCATCTGCGACTTCTCTTTCAACTCCTGGTTGAAACAAAACGGCAGTACCGCCCATCGTGGTTACACGGACCTCTTTGTCTGTGATTACTTTCATCAATAACCCTTACTTAGTTTTAGTGGTGTACTTCTTGCCGTTCCAAGTAAAGGTCTTATACCCCTTACCTTTCGCCTCTTTGAAAGCTGAACGGAACGACTTGGCAGCGGCTGACTTCTTCTTATAAACACCGTAATCACCGCCTTTAGTTTTGACAGTTTTTACTTTGTCTCTCGTCAGACTCTGCTTTCGCGCTCTTGGATTTGGGCTAGTCTTGCCGGGAGCTGCATCAACATCTCTATTGGTCTTAGTGTTAGCACTGCCCCGCTTCATTCGACCTATTGGGTTTTTGTTCGCTGGTTTTTTCCGCTTTGCTGCGAGCTTCTCTTTCTTCTCTTTCTTCTTCCTGAACATATTCCAAAGGGCCATTTCGGTATCCTCTTAAATAAAAAAGGCACCCCCCGAAGGAGGTGCCATATTTCTTACTGTGCAGTGTCTAGGGCGATTACGCCGAAGTCCTGAACAGAACCGCTTACATCGGAGTTGTACTTGGGCTTGCGTAAGCCGAAGATCTTGCCGATTGAGATACCCTGCTGGTTCCCATAGTCGAAAGTGTCTTCTACAACTTCAGGCAGGCCGATATCAGCCATTGCCAAGGCTTGTGCTCCGCAGAACAGGGCTCGCGCTCCGTTTACATCTGCATCTGCTCCCCACTTATAACCGGCAGCGCCAGCGTTAGAAGAAGTACCAGCAGTAGCACCACTAGTGTTGAAGACATGACGGAACTCATGAACCATGATCCCATCGACCATGAGGCTTGAAGAACCAGCGAATAACTGGTTGCTGGGGCCTCGGATGCCAGCGTTTCGGACGTTCGCCAAGAAGTCGCTATCGAGCTTCAGAGCTTTCATCTGCTGGGGAGTTACGAAGAGGTGGAATACCTCGTCGCCACCTTGACCTCGGATACCACGGAGGTAGTTATCCTTGGCGTAGGCTTTCAGGTTCACGATACACTCGTAGCTCATGCTGTCAGCAGCAACTACCGCAGTAGTGTCGCCAGCAACCAAGCCGTTCGTTGCATCCCAACGTCGATGACGATCACCAGTCGGGGCGCTAACGTCTGAAGCGAACTCAAGATCGGCCAACTCAAGACCCGTCGTAGATGACGTAGTACGGAGAGCACCGTTGTTCTTGTGAGTGTATGCAACACCAGAGAGAGTCAAGAATGCTAACTGGTCCATACGATCAGCCATTGCATAAGCAAGTGCGTCACGAGAAGTTTCACGGAAGTTAACAACTGACTTCTGATCGGCCAATCGACCTGCGATTCGGTTTGCGAATCGAAGCTGATCCAGCTCAATCGTGATGTCATAGGCGCGTAACGCTTCTTCGTTACCTTCCAAAGTGTTGTCGCCCGTTACACCATCTCCAGTCATGTCAGCCAAAAGCGTGATTACCGCCTTGGTGCCTTTGTCGGATTTGGTGAGTTCAGTTACGCGCTGAACCATAGCGTTTTGACCAGTTCCCGCGAACTGGTTTACGAATGACAAATTACGTGCCACCCGCCAGAAGTCCCTGCTCCATGCAGTAAGCTGATTGGAAGTCAAGGACGCAAAGTTAGTAAGAGCCATCGAGGGCCTCCTTATATGCGTTCTAATTTTCTAGTTCAGCCGACTTATACATTAGCTTTGCTAATATATTTGGAGCGGCTAATCCGTAGCTTCGTGTCGTGAAGCAACGTATTAGCGTGTTGTTAACGAGGGACGACCCCGGCAGGTTTTACGCCTTTGCAGGCGAGGTAAGTACGTTTTTTACGGCTACGGGCCGACCAGTTATCGTACTGATAGACGAAGGTACAAATATATTACTAACACTAATACTAATTCGCAACCCTCTCAGCGAGCTGCGAATTCCATAGGTCAAACAGGGATTCGATCTTCTGCGCTTGGGTCTCGCTATGACCGTTTACTTTGTTGATTTCAATTTGCAGCTCGTTGATTCGATCCCGGTATTCCTCGAAGTCATCCTGCCTTCTTTCGAGCGCAGCGATATTCGCGTTCTGTATAAGATCATCAGGTAAGGCTCCTCTTTCGCCGAGCGGCCACTCTCTCACGAACGCAGCGTTCTCACGGATCGTCATGTCTTGGATCGACTGTCCATGTTCTAGGGTTGTCAGTCTGGAATTGAGTTCGCTGTAGCCAAGCACCGCTACGGCTGTCGCAACAACTAACGCAATTAGGTTTCTAAGTGGGATGGTTACACTTGTGTCTTCGGATAATTCAACCATGTCACTTACCTATAGCGTGATGTTTTCTTAGCGATCCTCCTGGGTTGCTTACTGAACTGTTTGCCTTTCTTGATATCAGCGCGTTTTTTTCTACTTGTCGCTGCGTACTCTTTCTTACTTAACGCTTCTCGGGCCTTCTTGGGTAAGTACCGTTCACCCGTAGCTTTCGATCCCTGAGTGCTGTTCTTACCAGACTTAGTACCCCACTCCTCTTTCGTCCACTTACTCAAGGACTTCTGAGCTTTGGTCTTAGCCCCGGTGTATCCACCACCCGATTTTTTATAACGCTGTGTTGCGAGCTGTGCCTTCCTAGCACTCCACTGCCCCGGCTTACCGCCTTTCGATCCTGCTTTTACACTTGCAACGATGCGTTTCCATTTCGCCTCGTCAGTTCGTGCCATTAGTAGCCTCTACGTGGCTTTCGCTTGGAAGTTGGTTTTGCTTTGAGTCTGCACTTCCCTTCCCGCTTACAAAGTTGCTTGGTCTTACAAGATGCACATGGCTTAAACATAACTAGCTCCCTTTCTTCCACTTCGTAGATTTGGACTTGGTTTTCGACGGGCTCCATTTCACACGGTCAGCCCACCAAGCCGCAGACATCTTTCCTTTGGCTATATTCTTCGCGTGGCGGCTTTTGAACGCCTTACGTTGACCTACCGTTTGGTTAGTCTTGACGCCCTGCTGACCGAACCGAATGGTCTTCACCTTGTCACCCTCTTTAGCCACAACAATGTGTGACTTCTTAGGGTGACTCGGTGTTCGCTTAGGCTTGTTGTATCCGCTCACTCCAGCCCGTTTCAGGCGGGGATCTCTCTCTTTCGGCATATCACATACCTATTGCACATCGCCCCGTAGCCGCTTCAGTGTGGCTTCTGGTAGCGCGTTGAATTCCTCTTCCGTCATGGTTGAAAGGTCGAGTGGTTTTTCGCCGCGATTAGCCGAACTTTCTCCGGGTAATTCGGGTGGTTGAGCTTCCGCAGCCTTCAATTTCTTGCTGACTTCGGCTCTTTTCTTCGCAACTTCGTCTACAGCCTTCGCTTTAGGGGCTTGGGGTGCGTCCAAAGTGCTAGGAGCTTCCAATCCGTGCGATTTGATGGCGAAATTTGCAGCTTTTGACAGTGCATCAACCGCTTCAAAGCCTTGAACTATGAACGCATCGCGCAATTCGATGACTTCTTGCGTGATTTCAGCGTTGTAGTCGGCAGAATTCTGGTCAAACACCGGGAAATTCGCCTCCAACTCGTTCGCAGCCTGCTGCAAAGCAGTGGCTTGGGCGTTTGCAGACACTTTTTGCGTCATTTCTTGCCGCATTTCGTAAGTCAACTGCTCACGTTCGGCTTTTCGCATCTCTTGACGCAACGAAGCAGCCTTCTGGGACTCACCGTCTAGGAGCAACTGCTGGTATTCGACCTCTTTTGCGTCGAAATCGTAGGCTTCAGGCGCATTTTCGGCAGGTTCCTGCTGCGCTTTCATCTCATCGAGCTGCTTTTGCAGTGCTTTTTGCTTCGCCAACACCTCATCCAGCCGTGATTTGGGCACCATCGGCTTTTTAGGCGCTTCTTGTGGCTCTTCCTCTACCTCTGCAACGGCCTCTTCTACTTCTTCAGGTTCTTCAACCTCTGCTTCATCCGTTGTCTCAGCTTCAGGTTCTTCAACTGCTGGCTCGGGGTCTGCATCGACCTCTTCTTCCACAACGGTGTCTTGGGTTTCTTCGGCCACATCCTCTTCAGGCTCCTCTTCTTCGATCACATTCCCGTCGTCATCGATACCAAAGTTGAGGTCAATGTTCTCCCCCTCTTCAATAGGGTCGCCTCCGGGCATTGTGTCGTACATGATTTTGTTTTCTTCTTGAGTCTCAGCCATCTCATTGGCCTCCTGTCGTGGGTCTGTTTGCAGTCTGCATAGCAGTAGCGGCTATTCTTGCTGCGGCTTGGGTTTGCTGTTGCTCCGACCTCATCTGGTTTGTCATAGAAGACAATTCTCGACGTAGGTTGAGTTCTTCCATCTTCATCTGGAGCTTGGATTGAAGTTCTTGCAGTCTCAGATTCGGCTGAACATCGGCCACATCCTGTACCTTGGCGATGTTGATCGCTGCTTCTGACTGAATCTTCTGGACTTCGGCTTCGAGCTTGGCAATTTCAAGCTGCAACTGCTGCATAGCCATCTGCTGCTGCATTGCCGCGATCTCCATCTGCTCTGGAGTACGCTCGACACCTGTGATCATGCGGATACGTTTGGCAAGCTCACCCTTCTTAGCTAGGTGGCTGTACTCGATAATGGCGTCATCAGGAATAGCAACACCAGCATTACGCAAATTAAGAGCTTCCGCGAATTGAACTTCATCGAAGCTGTCCCTAGCTGGAGCGGTACTAACCACAACGTCGTACTCACCCAGCGTTAAGTCGTTGATGATGGTTCCCTCTGGCGTCATCTCGTTGATGATCATTGGCTCTCTAGGCTTCAGAGGGTCACTGTCGTTTGTCACCTGAATCACACGCTGTTCGGTGTAGAAGGTCTGCAACAGGTTTAGGATCTTTTCGGCTAGGTACTGGCGGGTCTTACGCAGATTGTCGAGCGGCACTTGGATCATAATCGCGCCACGGTTCTGCTTCGCTTGGATAGCTACGCCCGACACCTCTGCACTGTCAGAGCCGAGCATCGAGTCGTTGATCCCCGATATGGCCTTTATGTTTACGGCAGCTTTCTGGGAAATACGGTCTAGGCCCGTTGGTATCTGGTTAGGTTGAATCTTGACCGGCGGGTTTGTACCCCGCGCATATTCAACAACCAACCCTGTCTCTGCCCCATGCTCTTCGAGGTCATCGACTGTCATGCCCACCAGCGAGCCACTCTCAACCATCCAACCGCTGTTAGCAGTGGTGTTGACAATGTGCAGCTCT